TCGGAGCCCAAGAACTTATCCTCGACCTATTAAAGGAGAGAGCAGAGACTGGTCGTATCTATATTATGAATATAGACCATTGTAATGAGCACTCATCATTTAAAGATAAGATTGAGATGAGTAACCTATGTCAGGAGATAACTCTTCCTACATATCCTATTACTCATATTGATGATCACCTTGGAGAGATTGCACTCTGTATTTTAAGTGCAGTTAATGTGGGTAAGATACGGTCAGATGATGAATTAGAAGATTTATGTGACCTTGCAGTCCGTGGATTGGAAGAGTTGATAGACTATCAGCAATACCCTGTAAAGGCAGCAGAAATCGCTACAAAGGCACGTAGAAGTCTTGGAGTAGGATTCATAGGTCTAGCACATTATCTTGCTAAACTTGGATATAAGTATGAGTCGCAAGAAGCATGGGATGCTGTTCACGGACTTGCTGAGTCATTCCAGTTTTATTTGATAAAAGCATCTAATGAGATTGCAAAAGAGAAAGGATGGTGTGAAAACTTTGGACGCACTAAGTATTCAGATGGTATTCTACCAATAGATACATATAAGAAAGACGTAGACGAAATTTGTTCACAACCATTACAACATGATTGGGAATCTCTTAGGGCATCTATCTTGGAACACGGTCTCAGGCACTCAACACTGTCTGCACAAATGCCATCGGAGAGCAGTTCCGTTGTGTGCAATGCCACAAACGGAATTGAACCACCTAGAGATTACTTGTCCGTTAAAAAATCAAAGAAAGGACCCCTTAAGCAGATTGTTCCGTCTTATGGGACTTTAAAGAATAACTACACCTTGTTGTGGGAAATGCCGAACAACACTGGTTACATAAATATTGTCTCTGTGATGCAAAAATTCTTTGATCAAGCGATCTCTGGGAACTGGTCTTATAATCCAGAGCATTATGAAAATGCTGAAGTGCCTGTTAGTGTAATGGCACAAGATCTCTTGACAACATATAAGTATGGATGGAAGACTAGTTATTATCAAAACACTAATGATATGAAATCTGATGAAATAGATGAATCTAGTTTAGAAAATTTGCTTGAAGACCTAGAAAACGCTAACGAAGAGGAGTGTGAATCCTGTGCCATCTGAATTAAAAGGAATGACTGTCTTCAATACTGAAGATGTCAACACCAAGAAACAACCTATGTTTTTTGGTAAACCTTTAGGTGTTCAACGTTATGATAATTTTAAATATCCACAATTTGAGAATCTAACTAAGCAACAGTTAGGGTATTTCTGGAGACCTGAAGAGGTATCTCTACAGAAAGATCGTGGAGACTATCAAACATTAAGACCAGAGCAAAAGCATATCTATACTTCTAATCTGAAGTACCAGATTATGTTAGATTCTGTTCAGGGTAGAGCACCTGGTATGGCATTTTTACCATACTGTTCTCTTCCTGAACTTGAAGCGTGTATGGAAGTATGGTCTTTTATGGAGATGATTCATAGCAGATCATATACCTATGTGATTAAGAATGTTTATGCAGACCCCTCAGAAGTTTTAGATACTATTATTAAAGAACCAAAGATATTAGAACGTGCTGCTAGTGTAACTGAGTCATATGATGACTTTATTAATGAAGCACAGGTATGGGGGCAGAGTAGTCTTTGGAAAGATATGGACTCTTCATTGAATACATCTCTACCTGTTTTAGAGATGAAAGAATTAAAAAGAAAACTTTATCGTGCAGTTGCCAATGTTAACATCCTTGAAGGTATTCGCTTTTATGTCTCTTTCGCTTGCAGCTTTGCCTTTGGTGAACTCAAACTTATGGAAGGGTCAGCAAAAATTATCTCCCTTATCGCTAGAGATGAGAACCAACACCTCGCCATCACCCAAAATATATTAAACAATTGGAAAAAGGGTGATGATAAAGAGATGGTAGAAATAGTAAAGGAAGAGGAGGAGTGGACATATCAAATGTTTGATAAGTGTGTCAATGAGGAGAAGAAGTGGGCAGAGTATTTGTTCAAAGATGGTAGTATGATTGGTCTAAATGATAAACTACTTCATCAGTATGTTGAGTTTATTGCTAACAAGAGACTAAGAGGAATTGGATTAAAACCAAAATATGATATTCCTGCCAAGAATAATCCACTACCTTGGACAGAGCATTGGATTAGTTCTAAGGGTCTACAAGTAGCACCACAAGAGACCGAAGTTGAGTCTTATATGGTAGGTGGTATCAAACAAGATGTTAAAAAGGACACATTTAGTGGGTTTAAATTATAGAGTGTATAATAAATAACATTAGCTTATATATTTTACATGGCTTACTCGATAACATTAAAATCTCCTGATGGTGAAGAGACTACATTTGACTGTGAAGCGGATCAATATATTTTAGAAGCAGGAGAAGATGCAGGTTTAGATCTTCCTTCATCTTGTAGAGCAGGAGCATGTTCTGCTTGTTTAGGAAAAGTATTAGAAGGAGAGGTTAATAATGAAGAGCAATCATTCTTAGATGATGACCAGTTAGAAGAAGGATGGTCACTTCTTTGTGTTGCTATGCCACAGTCAGATTGTGTTATACTGACAGAACAAGAAGATAATCTAGACTAATACAATAAATATTGCTATGATATTTCCTAGACGATACGCAAGTTGTCCTTGGCCCGATTCGAGGTATAGAGAGTATATGAACGGAAGACTTAAAAAAATAGACATGAAGGCAAGACTTAATCAGATGAAAGCTGGTCTTGCTAGTGAGTCATGGTATCCTGAATGGGATGATCGTCAAAGAGGTGCTGCCCAACGCATTCTAAATAATGCATTGGAAGTCCTTGACGAGTATGACTATTAAGTATGAGAATCCTTGGAGATATAATAAAAAGGTATTTGAATCTACTGATATTAACGAATATTACGGATTTGTTTACCGTATCATAAATAAGACTAACGGAAGAGAGTATATTGGTCGTAAATACTTCTGGCAGTTTAGAACCCCAAAAGGTAAGAAACGAAAAGTAAAATCCGAATCTGATTGGAAGAAGTATTATGGGTCTTGTCCAGAACTTAAAGAAGAGATTGGGAAGGTGGGTAGAGAAAATTT